TCACCCTTGAGCCTTCCTGAATGCCGCGGTGGTAGCGGCAGCAAGATCTTCCCTCTGACCGTCAAGCTCGTGCCGATACACTCCGGCAGTGTCCATGTTCTTGCTGTGACCGACCAGCATCTTCAGCTGGCTGTCGGTCAATACGCCGGATTCAATGCTGACGAAAGTGTGTCGCATCTCATACAGCGTGACCTGAGGCTCAATGCCATTGTCACGCTGGTACTTCTTCCAGCGCTTGAATAAAGCCCTCTGGTTCGGGATCTGGAACAAAGGGGTGGTATAGTTCAGCGGGATATCGGAAGCCTTCAGCAAGGCCACCTGCGCTTCGTAGGCCTCATGGGCTTCCTCGCCCATGTCAAATGAGCGAATGGCGTTTTCGTTCTTGCCGGTGGTTTCCTCATCCAACCGGTTGATGCTGCGGCGCAGATTGACCGTGTTCCCTTTGACGTCACCATACCAGAGCCCCACAAGTTCACCGGGGCGTACACCTGTAGCGACTGCAAACCGGTAGGCATAGATATACTCGTCAAAGACCAGCTTGCCATAGTAAAGGCGGGTGTCCACATCAAACAGGACTTTCAAAGCGGTCGGCTGTAAAATCTTTTTCTTCCCCATGCGGGCATTCTTCGGGATAGACAGCTCAGGGAACATCGTACTGTACCTGTTCCGGCGGCACCATTTCAAAAAGCTGATCTCCGTTGAGCGGATCGTCATAATGGTCTTGCGGCTCAAAGGCTTGTCGCTTGACCTACGCTGACGCTCCTTTTTAAGGCATCGCTTTTTGAAAGACATATTGATGGCTTTTTGCAGATCGCCTTCGGTCAGCTCGTCAATGCGGATGTCCCCACAGACAGGCAGAATATAGTAATCTCCGTATTTCTTGCACTGCTCAACATAGGATGTGCCGCAGGTGAGCTTCAGTTCTTCTACCCACTGGGCATAGAGGGCAGCTACCTTCTTCTTGCCGTCCCGGATGCTATCGTCAAGCCAGGCATCGGCCTTTGCGTTGGCTTCCCGCTGGCCGGTGCGGCCAGGCGTGCTGCTGTAAAACCGTTTGCGGGTGCCGTTCTTCTGCACCGCGATGCACCAGCGGCTTTCCTTCTCGACCCAAAATGCCGTGTTGGTTCTCTTTTTCATAAAATCCACCTCCATACACAAGGGTACACTTTGACAAGCCTGCCCGGAGGTGGTACAATACAAGTGTTCATGTTGGATTGTACCCTCTGGGGCAAGCCACTCTGCAAACGCTCTCGGTGTTGGTAGCACCGGGGCGTTTTTTGTTTTTATTGAGCTGTTGCAGATTTTGCAACGGCTGGAAGCAATGTGCAAAATTTGCACATTGTTTGGCCTTACTTCTTCGCTTCAGCTTTTTCGCTGCGCTTACGCCACTGGCTCTTCAGGCCGTCAATATGCTCAAACAGATCAGGCTTGATATCAGCCCACATCGGGTCAAGGATAAAGTCCACGCCCTCCCGTCGGGCAAGCTTGGCAGCGGGGACAAAATCACTGTCACCGGCAATCAGAATGATCTGATCAACCTGCTTCTTATACGCGAGTGACGCAATATCAACACCAACACGCATGTCCACGCCCTTTTGCTGAGCCACAAAAACGAAATCGTCCTCGGTCAGCTCTTCCAGCTGCTTTGTGCCAGCAAGAAGCTTGCGGGTCACATCCGGGCGCAGATTGTAGGCTATTTGGTTGGACAATGTACCAAGGCGGAGTGCAAATTTTCTGCGCTTCCGCAATTCTTCCAAAAAGGTCTGCGTCCATGTATAAGTATCAGATTTGTCCAAATCCACATTCTTCTTTGTCAGCGGGTGGTACACGCTGCGGCGGCCTACTGGCTCACAATCGTAATAGAAAATGCGGTACAGCTGACGCTCCTCGTTGCCGTCCTTATCGTGAAGGTGAGCCATACAGTAAGCATTCAGTTCCTTCGCACGTTCCTCGGCGGTCTTTTTGCCCCACAAGTGGGCTGCACGTTTGCGGTAAAAGCCGCCATCAACCAGAATTGCTGTCTTTGCCATTTGTGTTACACTTCCTTTGGTAAAAAATAAGACCCCAGGATTCAGCCTTCCCCATATCGGCGGGGGGCTTACTACCAGGGGTCTGTTAAGCATTTTGAAACATCATGTTTCTGACGGCATCCTGTAAAGATGCACCCCTATTATATGCGTTTTTGTTGATTTTGTCAACTCATTTTGCAAAATAATCAATTATTGGTTATTTTTCGCAAATTTTAGTGAAATATCGCTTTTCACCCTACCCAGTGCGTCCAGCCTACGGCCTTGCCCTCAATGTGCACCTCTTCCAGCTGGGGGCCGGTGTAGATCATGGGCGCATAAGCCGGGTTTGCGGGCATCAGGGTCAACGTGCCGGGGTTGTAATATACCCGCTTGAGGGTGGCTTCACCATCAATGCGCACCGCTGCGATCTCGCCGTTCTCCACCTCCGGCTGGATGCGGATATACACCACGTCTTTATCGTGAATGCCGGCATCCACCATGCTGTCACCGTGGCAGGTCAGGGAAAAATCGCACCGGATGTTCTCCGGCACGTCCACCATTTTTTCAATGTTCTGCTCTGCCGTGATGGGTTCCCCGCAGGCAATGGCTCCGATCAGCGGGATCTTCTTCATCTTTGGCATCGGCTCAAAGCCCGGGGGGATGGTGGGCTTCTTGGGCTCCGGCTGTTCTTCCCAGCCCATCAGGTAGGCGGGGGTGGTCTGCAGCGCATCAGCAAATGCTGCAATTTTTGATTGTGGGATATCGGCTTTACCATTTTCAATCTTACTTATAGAAGATTTATCTTTATAGCCCATCTTGTGAGCCAGTTCTTCGACTGTTAAGCCAAGCTCCGTGCGGCGGCTTTTGATTCTGTCGTATAGAGTTGCCATAAAATCACCAACCTTCGCTCTTATCTTATCATAGAGTGGAATAATATTCAAGTATTTTTTATTTTTTCCTCAAAAAAGGTTGACTTTATTTCCACTCGGTGCTATTATGTGGTTAGTGGAATTCAATTCCACTTTGAAAGGAGGTGACAACCATGACCGACACCAATGCGCTGCGTTCCATCATTGCAGATTCCGGGCTTAAATATAAGGCCATTGCCGAAATTATGGGCCTGACACCGTATGCTTTGCAGATGAAAATTGATAACGAGACCGAGTTTAAGGCCAGTGAAATTGACACTCTGGCCAATACTCTCGGCATGGACATGCAGCAGCGTGATTCCATATTTTTTTGCAAGAAAAGTGGAATTTAATTACACTTTTGCAAGTTCATCCAAAGGAGGTGAAGAAGATGAGCAACAGCAAAAGGCCCCACGCTCCTAAGGAAGAGAAGCGCGGGGCGCAAGAGATTCAGCTGTCGCACTTGGACAATCGTTTTAGCTGCCAGATAGACGGAACGGTTATCCAGAACGTGAAGGATTATTCGTTGGTTCAGTCCAGCAATGGAAAAGCATTGTTAAACTTGACCATCGAGATCAGTGCGGAAGTTGTGTCAACCACGATACAAGCGCAGATGCAACAGCACTTGTAATCCACGAGTGACGTTCCATCGTTTCGGAAAACTTGGACAACAATCCCTTCTGCGGAGGAATCTGGTCATTTACGATCATCTCAACAAGATCAACTAACTTCTGGACTTGCTCTTTGTCCGGTGCATCTTCAGCTTCTGCCATTTCCCGCAGTTCCTGAAAATTCGTCTGGTAGTTGATGGTCGCTGTATTGGCTGTTCCAATTACAGAACCGTAAGCTGTACCGATATTATAAATATTACTCTGACGCTGTTCGGTTTCTTTTCGCTTTTTCTCGACTTCGGTCATATAGAACGCTTTTATTTCTTCCTGCTGCTTTTGGAAGAACGATGCCTGCGTTTCCGTTACATAAAGCCGTTCATTGGCCGGAGTGATAATAACATCGTCTATTTTAATATCGGTTTTTGGGCGAAATCCAACGTACTGACGGTTCGTTGCCGTTTCTCGGTTTGGCAAACCTGGAACGGTTGCAATAATTTCACCATCTCGCTCAATTTGCATATTCAGACCATGCATTCTTAAAAAATTTTCAAAAATCATTTTTCCATTCACCTCCTTTCCGTCTTTTTATTTTACAGCGAAAGTGAAGTGAATACAAGGAGGTACAAATCCACATGGACGACATTATCTTATCCACCCAGAACGGCGAACCAGTGGCATCCAGCCGGGACGTTGCCAAGCGCTTTGGCAAGGAGCATAAGCACGTTCTGGCGGCTATTCGTCAACTTTTAGTGGCCGAAAATTCGGCTACTAAATTCTTCCACGAGACCGAGTTCGAGTATCGCGGCCAGAAATTCCCGGAATACTTGATGAACCGTGACGGCTTTTCCCTGCTGGCCATGGGCTTTACGGGCAAGGAAGCCGTGCAGTGGAAGCTCAAGTACATCGAGGCCTTCAACCAGATGGAGAAGCAGCTGGCCGCGCAGCACAAAGAGCAGCAGGCCGTGCAGGACGCCAACATCCAGAGCGCCATCGACCGGGTGATCGAAGCCCGGAAGAAACTGGACGAGAACACCGCTTTTCTGGATGAGTGCCGCAAGAACCGCGAGGACAGCAAGGCCAAGTATATGCAGGTCAAGGCCCTGTGCGGTGAGTTCAAGGCCATTTACGGCCAGCATTGCGACACGGTGCGCACCATGGAGAACGTGGTGCGCGGCTCCCAGAGCTACCTCACCAGCGCCATTGACAGCCTGACCATCGTCGCCAAAGGCTACCCGTTCTACGCTGCCCTGATGGACAGCCTGCTGGATGGGCTGCCCGCCAAAAAGAAGGAGGAATAAAATGTTGAACACATCAACTATTCGCGGCACTTTCAAGCAGATCCCATACTGGAAGCTGCGGGGCCGGTTCCACAGCTGCGGGTTCCGGGATCAGGAGATTGCAAATGCAATCGGCATCGGAACTGACACAATGAGCAAGCGGATGAACGGGAAGCAGCCTTGGACAAGCACTGAGATCGCAGAAATTTGCAAGACGCTTGATATCCCGCAGGATGAAATCGGGGAGCTGTTCTTCCCTACTGTTGAGAAAGGAGAATCCGCATGAAAATCAAATCCGGCGTATGGTACTGGCTGGCAATGGCCTGCTTTGTGGTGGGCCTGCTGTACAGCATGGGCCTCGAGGGCACCTGTCAGACCGGCGGCACCATTTCGGACGGTGCGTTCATTACGGCTATGGTGCTGATCCTGCTGGCAATCTTCTTCATGCTGCAGGGCTTTGCAGCCGAAGCTCGTGAGAAGCGGCCCCGCAAGATTCACCAGCAGCCCCGCAACACCGTGAAGAGCGGCAGGAAGGCGGGCTGACACCACCCATGAATAAAGGAAAGCACTTTACCCGCGTTTGTTTGGACTGCGGCAAGGTGATGGAAAATGTTGCTAGCAACCTGCGCTTTTGCGCTTCCTGCCGCAGAGAGCACCACAACCAATATTGCAGGGATTACAGGGCGCATAATGAAAAACCTGCCCGCGTCATGTGGTACACCGTCTGGGACGCAAAGACCGGCGATCTACTGGCATCCGGCACGTCCGAGATGTGTGCCCGGCGGCTGGGCTACAAGAGCGCGAACAGCTTTGCGTCTGCCGTCAGCCATGGGCTCAGCGGCAGCCATCGAACTTACAAGTACACATTTGCGCGGGAACGCATCGAGCGCGGCGAAGTGGACAGCCTGCCGCCGGTACGCACTATGCGAAAAAAGCCCGCCGGTGCGCCAACACCGACGAGCTGCAAGGGATGATGGAATTTGAAAGCCCCATCACCCCGATGATACCATAAAATCGGAGGTTTTTACAAGAAAATGAACGCAGAAAATAAAAACGCACTGCTGGAGCACATCAAAAACGTGCCCGAATGGCAGTCCGCGCTGATCTACGAGCAGCTTGCTGCCATGAACAAAGCAGCAGCCGACATCTCCACCGGTACTTCCACACTGGAGCAGGGCTTTGCCGACGGCAAGCTCCGGCCCGACCGCTATTACTGTTCCGACAGGGTCTTCCGCCGGGACTGCAACACCGGCGTTCTGGACAGCATCGCGTCCGCCCTTGGCAGGGCTTTGGCGGCGCTGGAAGTTCTTTCCGCCCTGTCCGATGCATTCCAGCGGGAGTACCTCTCCAGCGTCGAAATCTCGCAGGGCATCTACTACAACGAGCTGGAAAAGCTCTGCCTCAGGCATGGGTACACGAAGGAGGACAACGCATGAAAGGCATTCTGATCGAACCGGGCAGGGGTCCCGTGGTCACCACCCTGCCGGATACGCTGCAGGGCATTGAAGCATGGTTAGGCGGGCACGCTGACCAGAAATATTTCTCCCGCACGCCTGCCATCCTGATGCACAGTGCCGCAGGCCGTGAACCGAACCGCATCTGGCGCGGCGAAGTGCTTTGCGGCACTCTTCTGTGCTACGGCTGGCGCGGCGGCCGCCTGCAGCCCCTGAACAAGGCCCTGCAGGCTGAGCTGCTGGACAGGCTCAAGGACACGGAGGTAAGGGTATGACTACCTATATCTGCAAATGCGGACGGCGAGTGAAGAAATCCACCGATACCAGTACCACTGGCAACCGTCTGTCTGGCTATGCACCCGGCCATGAGTGCTGGGGATGCCCCTACGCCATGCCATACGGAGACTTTCAATGGGATGAAAGTGCTAGAACTGTCAGCCGGGAGACTCGGGGCTACGAGTGCCGGATGAGCAAGACCCTCACTTATGCGTCAGAGTTCGCTGGCTCTATCAAGGATAAATGCACCTGTCGAGTGCATAGTCTGGACTTCGACTTTCTGTCTCAGGTCTCCGCATGGATCAAAGACACTTATCCAGACAGAGAGATTTTCGGCTCATTTTCCAAAGATATTCGTGCATCGGACTATGGATCTGACGGGCGCTATTGCCTGACAATCACATGCACCCAGAATCTGAAAGGAGTTGCCGCAAAAAGAGAGCTGTTTGGTCAGTTTTTCAATCCGGATGGCAGCCGCAAGGACATGACACCGCAGCAGGAAATGGAAAAGATTCTTGCCGACATCAAAAAAGCAAAGGAGATTCTCTCATGTGCACCTGCCCAGAATGCGGATGCTGCTGTGACTACGGCAGAGAATGCTGTCCCGACTGCCACAGCGGCAACGCCGACCATCTCGGAGAGCGGGGCGGATGCAAGCGCATCGACCCCCGCGACATCCCTGCAGAACTGCGAATCGGCCCCTGCCGCATCGGCGGGCGGTTCTTCTGTATCAACAGCTGGTGCCATGCAGGACAAGCCCCTAACCACCGTGCCGGATGCGATGCGCCCGGTGTTTGATTATTCCGGGCTGACCGACCAGACCGTGGAGGACCTGCACTTTGCCGAGGACGAATACCGCCACGGTAAGCAGATGGCCGAGCGTGGCCTTGTCCACATGGGCAATGCCATTGCCGCTGCCCATGATGCACTGTGCGGAGTTGTCCAATTGTTGGACAACTCAAAGCATGGCAATCGCGGGGATGATTCTTTTCGGGCATGGTGCTGCTCTATCGGCATCACAAAGTCAACCGCCTACAACCTGCTGCAGGTCTCTGCCCTGATGGACGGCAGCAGCCCCCGCCAGCGGGCCATTCTGGAAGCCCTGCCGCCCACCCTGCTGTACGCCGTGGCAAAGCCCAGCGCCCCTGCAGAGCTGGTGGAGCAGGTCAAGAGTGGTGACATCACCACCAACAAGCAGTATCAGGAAGCCCTTGCCCAGATCAAAGCCGAAAAAGACCGTGCCGCTGCCGCCGAAGCCCGGGAGGAAGAGGCGTGGAACATGGTAAGCAAGGCGCAGGATGAAGCCCAGACTGCCAAAAACGACTTGGATGCCGCCCTTGCGGATGTGCAGGGGCTGACCGAGCAGAACGCCAAGCTCCAGCAGAGCTACCACGACGCAGACGAAAGCCGCATTGCTGCCAACCTCCAGCGCCAGAAGGCCGAAGCCGAGCGCGACAGGGCCGAAGCCCGGGCAAGAAATGCCGAAGACGCTTTGAAAAAACAGCCCATCACGGCGGTCATCGACGAGGAAGAGATCGACCGACGGGCCGCAGAAAAAGCCTGGGGCCTTGCAGATGTCCGGAACGCCGAACTGGCCAAGGACAATGCCAACCTGAAGAAACAGGTTGCGGCACTCCGTTCCCGCATCAACGATGATGCCCAGGCAGATTTTGAGCAGGCCAACTACTGCGCCAGCCTGATGCGGGCGGCGTGGGATAACAGCAAGGCCAGCTATTCCCGGCTGGTGGGCGAAGATCTGGAAAGCACCTTTCAGACCATCTGCGGTACCCTGAACAGCATCATGGAGGAGGCCTCCCTGCTCTGCCGCCAGCCGCCTGATTATGACGGAGGTGACAGGGATGAATGAGATGTACTGTCTGGATCTTGACCGTTACGGCCCGCCCATGGAGCCGCCCGATGATTACTACTTTGCCCCCGACCGGGAGCCAGAAGAGGAGGAACTGACCGATGACGAATGAATTGACCGTCCGGGTAGAGCGCCCGGTGATCCCGACCATGAACTGGAACAAGGATGAGGTGCAGAAGAACCTTGACGAACTTCTGGCCTCCTATACAGGCCGTGTGTACACACCTGAATCCATCAAAGATGCCAAAGCCGACCGTGCTGCCGTCAACAAGTGGGACAAGCAGCTGGCTGCTGCTCTGACCGCCGCCAAGCGGCTTTACACTGACCCGCTGGAGGATTTCCAGAAGAGTATCCGGGAGATGCAGTCCCAGTGCAAGAAGATCTCCGGGGCCATTGATCGGCAGGTAAAAGCAGTAGAACAGGCTCAGCGGGAAGAAAAAGCATCCACCCTGCGGCTGGTCTACCGGGACTGCATCGGGGAGCTGGAACCGCTGATTTCTTTTGACCGTCTGCTTGTGCCCCAGTGGCTCAACAAAACCTTTGACCTCGCCCAGGCCGAAAAGGAACTGCGTAAGGCTGTGGAGACCCGGCGGGAGGAACTACGCCTCATCCGGGAGACCTGCGGCGAAGACGCTGAACCCTGCATTACCGAATACCTGCGGGCATTGAGCGTCAACGATGCACTGCATGAACACAGCCGCCGGGAGCACGCTCGTGCGGCCCAGGCTGAGGCAGAGGCCCAGCGACAGGCCGCAGAACGGGCCAGAGCCGCTGCACCGGTCATCATCCCGCCCACCGAGGAAGAGCGTCAGCTGAAAGAAGAGGCCGCACAGGAAGCCCGGAGCAACGCCTTTGTGACAGCTTCCGGGCGGCTGGACTGCGAGGTATTGCAGCAGTTCGCCCTGCCTGGCACAGGCCTTGCACCTGCCCGCAAACGCTACCGCTTCTGGGTAGATTTCACCCCGGAAGACATCGAATGGTTCAAAGCCGAAGCTAAAAAGCGTGGCTTCGCATATGGTTCTGTAAAATAATTGGAGGATTTTACTTATGGCTTTTTCTCGTCCCGGCGCACCTGCGCCCACCATGTCCGCAAATACCACTGGCACCACCACCGCCGCCCGGATGACTGCAATGCAGCAGCGTGCCGCCCAGAGCGGCGCTCTGCAGGCTGCCAGCCCGGCCAAGCCCGTGGAGATCACTTCTGCCGACGGCCAGCACATGACCGTCAGCTTCTCGGATGTCCGCAACTTCATCTGTCAGAAAGCCACCGATGCCGAATGCAAGATTTTCCTCGAGACCTGCAAGCAGTACCGCCTGAATCCCTTTACCAAGGAAGCCTACCTCATCCACTACGATAACAACAGCGAGGACACCCCCAGCACCATCGTTCTGGGCAAGAACTGCTATATGCAGATGGCCGAGCGCCATCCGGCCTTTGACGGCTTTGAGGCCGGCATCATCGTGCTGGACACTGAAGCCGGTCAGCTGGAACACCGGGAAGGCTCCATCGTCTACGAGGGCGAGGAACTTCTGGGCGGCTGGGCCAAGGTCTATCGGAAGGACCGCACCCGGCCCAGCTATGAGGAAGTGAAGCTGGGCGAGTACGACACCGGAAAATCCCTGTGGAAGGGTAAAAAGGCCACCATGATCCGCAAAGTCGCCCTGGTTCATGCCCTGCGGGAAGCGTTCCCCTCCACCTTCGGTACCCTCTACGATGAAAGCGAGGTCTCCGTTCGTGTGGATGCCGAGGGCACCGCCCGTGAGCTGGACGAGGCCGGACAGGCTCCGACTCCACGCTGGACCCGTATCAAGGAAGCTGTTGAACAGGCCGATGCCCTGACCGTGGAGGACGCTGACAGCGCAGACGACCCCTTTGCCGGGGGTGATGAATCGTGATCCTGACCCACAAGACCGGCGTACTTCTCCACGGAACTCTCGCCAAAGACCCTGTGCTCAAGGACGTGGGCCAGAAGCAGGTCCTGAAGTTTGACGTGAAGGCGCACAGCGTCAAAACCGACACCGGCAGCTGGGAGAGCCTGTATGTTCAGGTCAACGTCTGGCACGGGCTGGACAAATGGGACGGACTCCTTCTGAAGGGCGATGCCGTCACTGTCTTTGCCCGGGAGCTCAAGAGCCGGGAGTACAACGGCAAGACCTATTACGACGTAGATGCCGACGACATCCAGCCCGGCGGGATGGTGATCTTCCGGTGGATGCAGAACCTCATTGAACTTTGCACAGAGGTTCCTGCACCATCTGAGCCTTCGCTCACCCAAGAGCCAACACCCTTTGACGAGCCTGCCCCGGTGCAGACCAGCCTTTCCGGCGGGCAGATGTACCCCGGTGAGAACCTGGCCGACTATGCTCCCCGCGTCTCTCAGTCGGCAGCGCCTGCCGGGCCCGCCGCAGGCACCCCGGAGGCCGATGCCCTCATCAACGATGATGCGGATGACCTGCCGTTTTAACCACACCAGAAAGGAGTTCAGACCGTGGGCATTGACCCATCTCGTGGCTTTGTTGCCTTTCCCCGCGGTCTGACTGACTGGGAATGGTACACCGAGCCGAATACTTCCCGGCTGTTCTTCCACCTGCTGCTGACCGCAAACTGGCAGGAAAAGCAGTGGCAGGGCATTACCATCAGGCCCGGGCAGCTGGTTACGAGCCGTGCAAGCCTCGCAAAACAGCTCAAAATGTCCGAACAATCCGTCCGGACGGCACTGGAGCATTTGAGAACAACCAACTACATAACCAGCCAAACCGGGCCAAAATACACCATAATCACGATAAATAATTACGCCGACATCATCCGTCCCAACCAAGAGATCAACCAGCAGGTAACCAGCTACCAACCAGCTCCTAACCACAACTTAACAAGTCTAACAAACCAACAAGCTAACAAGTCGTCGTCTGCGGCTGCGCCGGAGCCGACCGGACGACCGACGACCTCACCCTTGGTATCAGAGTTTGAACAGGATATCGGCAAGCTGAGTGCCTCCGGGAAAAGAGAGCTGACAGGATACGCTGACCGGCTAGGCGAGGAACTGGCGCGGGTGATCCTGCGCAAGTGCATTGATGCCGGGGCACATAGCTGGGCCTATGTGCGGAAGGCTCTGATCGAGGCCGAAACCCAGGGCTGTAGGTCTGCCGAGGAGTACCGCATGACGAACCCCATTGGAGCAGGACGCAATAGGCGGGTGGACAGGCCGGAACCCAGCGGGAATGATTTTTTAAAAAACGCAGCCCGTCGCCGTCCGCTCACCAAGAAAAAGGAGGATTCCAATGTACCGGAACCATGAGCACTACCCCAACCCGACAGCTGGCCGGGCATTGGGCAGCCTCCGACGAAAGGAGAACCAATTGAACACCGGAAAACAGTTCGAGGCAGACTGGAAAAGCTCCATGCCGAAGGATGCTTGGTGCTATCGACTGAAAGACAGCGCGGCCACCTATTACGGCGGCAACGAGAACCTGAGCTTCTCCATTGATAACATCTGCGACTTCGACGTGTACCGCTACCCTATGCACCATTACTTCGAGCTCAAGACCATCGAAACGCCCAGCATCCCACTGGAAAAGATCCTGGGCCGATTCGACCGGGAGCAGCAGAAGTACCACAAGCTCAAACACATCACCGATATGGCCCACGCAGCATCTTTCAAGGGCCAGACCGCACATGTGGTCATCAATTACCGGGGCAAGGTCAACCGCACCTTTGCCGTTCCGGCCGGCGCTGTGCTGGAGTACATGCAGACCCAGACCCGCAAAAGCATCCCGTGGCAGTGGGCCGCCCTCAATGGCATTGAGGTGGAGCAGCACCTGCTGCGCGTTCACTGGCGGTATGACGTGGAAGGGCTACTAAGGGTACTGGAAGGAGGGAGTACAGAATGACCTATATCCAAAAATGTGAGTGGCTGAAGCTATATCAGGTATCACTTCGCCGCCAGAAAATTCTTGTCCGGCGTATCCGCGAAGCGAAAGACCAGGCCGAAAGCGTCACCCAGGCACTCAGCCCTATTGTCAGTTCTGGATGTTCTGGCGATAAGACTGGCCGCGCCATTGAAATGATGGATGCCTACCAACACCAGCTGTGCCATGAAATTCAGCGCAGTCAGGAGTTGTGTTACACCATCCGTAAGGTCATCGCAGAACTCGAAGACCCTCTTCTGGTAGACCTTTTGGAACTGTGCTACATTGATGGCCTGCATCGTGGACAGGCTGCTGACAGACTCCGCGTCAGTGACCGACATTTTCGTCGTCTACATCGGCAGGCTGTGGAGGCCCTGAACATTCCAATGAATGCCATTCCTCCGCAATTATGGCCGCGCATGTCCGCTTAACTGTGTTATAACGATACCATCGGCAAAGCCGAAAGGCAGACCGATGCCATAGCAGCTTCCAGAATGTGCCCGTCCGACATCACGTTCTGCGAGCTGCTTCTATTATGCCGCCTGAGCGCAATGTGGTGCGCGTTCACGAATGTAGTCGTGGAAGGTTCGATTCCAAGGGCGGTTCCAATTCGCCGCCGACCCCGTAGGCGGTACAGCCTGACGCATGGGGCTACATACTCCCCACCGGAAGCTCATGTGGTGGGTGGCGGGATCTCCTTGCCCGCCCTCTGACCTCCCCACATACGCCGGAGGCACCGGAATCCACAGGCGGGTTTCAGGTATTTTCCCGCTGGATGTGCGTCAATTGCCCTGCATGGAAACATGCAGGGATTTTTTATGCTATTTTCTGCCGTCCTGAGGGGCGGCTTTTTTGTACCCTGACGACGAGAGAGGTGGTGAGGATGACCGACAAGCAGGCGCGGTTCTGTGAAGAATATATGATCGATCTGAACGCGACCCAGGCGGCCATCCGTGCCGGATACTCCCCAAAGACGGCCAATGAGCAGGCAGCGCGGCTGTTAGCGAATGTTAGTATCCAGAACCGCATCGCACAGCTTCAGGCCGAGCAGAGCCGCCGCACCGGCGTGTCCGCTGACCGGGTGGTGCGAGAGCTGGCCAAGGTGGCGTTCGTCAACGCGGGCGACCTCATCGATGCTAGGACGGCTTCCCTGAAAAGCGATGCCGCACCGGACGATCTGGCTGCTGTGCAGTCGGTCAAGGTCAAGACCTTCGGAGAGGACGGTCTGGAGCAGGAGGTCAAGCTGGCCGACAAGCTGAAAGCCCTGGATCTGTTGGGGCGGCACCTGGGAATGTTCAACGGCGTGTCCGGCGATGCCTCTGATCAGCTGGCCGAGGCCCGCAAGATCCTGGGAGGAGTAGACAGTGTTATCGACTAAGCAGAAAGAATATCTTGCTTCCTGTTCACACCGGTGGAACCTGAAAGTTGGGGCTACCGGTTCCGGCAAGAGCTGGCTGGACTATGCCGTGGTCATTCCCCAGCGCCTTCTGGCTCTGCGGGGTGAGGGCGCAGCGGTAATGCTGGGCAACACACAGGGCACCATCAGCCGGAACGTTTTGGACCCCATGCGAGAGATCTGGGGCGAGGCCCTTGTGGGAACCATCAGCAGCGACAACACTGCCCGGCTGTTTGGCCGCCGGGTCCACATTCTGGGCGCGGACAGCAAAAAACACGTTGCTCGTATTCAGGGCATGACCATCGAGTACGGTTACGGCGATGAGATGACCACCTGGGATGAAGACGTGTTCCAGATGCTCAAGACCCGCCTGCGCTGTCCTCATTCCCACTTCGACGGCACAGCTAACCCGGACAGTCAGGAGCATTTTCTCAAAAAGTTCATCGATGACCCCGAGGTGGACATCTTCTGCCAGACCTCCACCATCGACGACAACCCCTTTCTCCCGCAGGAGTTCGTGGAGCACCTGAAGCACGAGCTGGCCGGGACTGTCTATTACGACCGCTTCATATTGGGCAACTGGTGCAACGCGTCTGGTTTGATCTATCCCTTCTTTTCGCTCTGCCCGGATCCTTATCTCTTCCACGGCAGCGCGGCAGGTGTGGACGGACGGTTCTATGTGTCCATCGACTACGGCACCCACAACCCCTGTTCCATGGGCCTGTGGGTTATACATGAAGGAAGGGCCCTGCGTATCAGGGAGAGTTACTTCGACAGCCGCAAACAGCGGGTGCAGCGCACCGACGAGGAGCACTACGCCGAGCTGGAGCGGCTCACAAAGGGCTATTACATTCAGGCCGTGTGCGTAGACCCGTCTGCCGCATCTTTTATCGAGACCATCCGGCGGCACGGCAGGTATCAGGTCATCCCCGCAGACAACGATGTTCTGAACGGCATCCGCTGCGTGGCTTCCCTGATGCAGGCCGGACTTGTCCAGATCCATGAAAGCTGCACCGATTCCCGCCGGGAGTTCGGCCTGTACTCGTGGGACGACAAGGCCAAAGAGGACAGGGTCGTTAAAGAGAACGACCACGCCATGGATGATATCCGATATTTCTGTTACACGATATTCGCCCCGCTCATCCGCTGGGCAGATTGGAGAGCCAAGTAATGTTTGACAAACTGCTTTCGTGGCTGCGGGAGAAGGCCCGGCTCTGGTTCGGGGAGGACACTCCCATCAGCGTCAGCGTGTCTGCCCCCATGGAGAGTGCCATCACCCTCTGGGCGCAGATGTACGATACCGGCGGCCCATGGTGCCACGGCGGCAAAGACCCGCTGCACAGTCTTGGCCTGCCGCAGAGCATTGCCGCCGAGCTGGCCCGGCTGACCACGCTGGAAATGGAATGCCTTGTCTCCGGCAGTGCCCGGGCGGACAGCATCAATGCGCTGCTCAAGCCATTTGTTGCAGCTCTGCGCATTCCCGTGGAGTACGGCTGTGCCCTTGGTGGGGTACTGTTCCGGCCCTATCTCGACCCTGAGGGCCGCATCCAGATCGATGTGGTGCAGGGGGATTGCTTCTGTCCCACCCGCTTTGATAGCTCCGGACGTATGACCGGGGCTATTTTTTACGATCATCTTGTAAAGGGTGGCCGCATCTACACCCGGCTGGAAAACCACGAGTTTTCCGGCGGGAAATATACCGTCACCGTCAAGGCGTTCCGTTCCATGACAAGCGCTGACATCGGTGTCGAAGTTCCGCTGACCGACGTTGCGGAGTGGGCTGCACTGGCCCCGCATACGGAGTTCACCGGCGTGAGCAGGCCGCTGTGGGGCTATTTCAAGGCTCCCAGGGGCAACGCCGCTGACCGGCATTCCCCGCTGGGTGTCAGCGTGTACGCTCCGGCAGTGGACATCATCCGGGATGCAGATGAACAGTATGGTGCACTGCTCTGGGAGTACAACGGCGGCCAGCTGGCCCTCGATGTAGATCAGACTGCCCTGCGCCCGGGTCCTGACGGTAGTTCCACGATGCCTCTGCGGGAACAGCGGCTCTACCGCAACTGGATCAATGGCAGCGTCTCCGGCGGTCGGAACCTTTACGAGGTGTTTGCCCCAACCCTGCGGGATGAGAGCTACCGCAAAGGGCTGGATGCCATGCTCAAGCGCATCGAATTCCAGTGCGGCCTTGCCTATGGTACTTTGTCTGATCCGCAGAACGTTGATAAGACCGCTGAGGAAATCCGCAGCAGCAAACAGCGCAGCTACACCACCGTGAAGGACTTGCAGCGGGCCCTCGGCACAGCACTCACCGATCTGGTCTATGCTGTGAACGTCCTGCTGGATGCCGCATGGCACAGCGGTGCGTCGGTTCCTCTGCCGGGCGAGTGCAATGTAACCTTCGATTTCGATGATTCCATCATCTCAGACCCCAAGGAGCGCAAGCAGATGTTTTGGGGATACGTTACCGCCGGGAAGTTCCCGTTCTGGCGGTATCTGGTGGAGTTCGAGGGATACAGCGAGGCAGACGCAAAGGCCATTGCCGCCGAAGCCGATGCCGAAAACAAGCAGCCTGAGCTGAACTTCGGCGGGGGTGCCTGATGCTGGCCCCGGACTATCTCGACCACGCACCCGACCGGCTGGTGCTTTTATTTCAGCAGGTCGAGGATGATATCCTGCGGGACGTGGCCCGGCGCATCTCCAAAATGGAAGCCCTGACCCCCACGGCAAACTGGCAGCTGTGGCGGTATGAACAGACCGAAGCCCTCCGGCAGGACGTGGTAAAGAAGCTGGCCCGCTACACCGGCAGGAGCGAAGCCGAGATCCGGCGGCTCATGCAGGAAGCGGCCACCCGGGCCATGGAAAACGAGGACGAGATCTACTACCACTACGGCAAGGAGCCCACACCCTTTTCCGAGAATGAGACCCTGCAGGCCCTGCTCAACGCTGGCTATCAGCAGACGGCGGGAACCTTCCACAACCTGACCGCCACCACGGCCAACACCGTCAGCGGCCAGTTTGAAGCCGCCCTCGACCGCACCCATCTCAAGGTGAGCAGCGGTGCGTTCGACTACAAGAGCGCCGTCAAGAGCGCGGTGGACAGTCTGGCCGACACCATGAAGTACGTCACCTACCCCACCGGCCACACCGACACACTGGAAGTTGCCGCCCGCCGGGCGGTGCTCACTGGGGTCAACCAGACCGGTGCAAAGCTGCAAGTGGCCCGGGCCGACGAGATGGGGGTGGCGTTCTTTGAGACCACGGCCCACGGCGGGGCCCGCCCTTCCCACGCTGAGTGGCAGGGCAGGCAGTTCCACCGTGGCGGCGCTGTGGACTACATGGGCAAGCATTACCCGGACTTCGAGGCCGCCACCGGCTACGGCACCGGGGCCGGGCTTTGCGGCTGGAACTGCCGTCATACCTTCTTTGCCATCTTCCCTGAGCTGGGTGCACCGCCTGCATGGACGCAGGAGAGCTTGGAAGCCCTCAACGCCCGGGACATCGAGTACAACGGCGGCAGATACACCCGGTACGAGATCAGCCAGATGCAGCGGGCCCGGGAGCGCACCGTGCGCAAGTACAAGCGCCGGTATCTGGCTGAGGATGCCGCCGGGGCCGACACCACCGCTAGCGCGGTGAAGCTGAGGCAGGCCCGTCAGGATCTGGCCGACTTTATCAGCGCCACCGGCGGCAGGGCCGACAGTGCCCGCACCAGCGTGGCAGGCTTTGGCAGGAGCGAGGGCAGCAAGGCAACGTGGGCGGCGAAGAAGCAAGAGCCACGCGGCATTCTTCAAAAACTCAATTTTTCTGATAGTGTTTCACAGTCTGAGCGTGAAGGCATTGAAAAAGAGCTTTCCGTCATTCCTCAATGGCAGCGCGATAAGGCTGAAAGCATCATCAACAAGGTCGTAATGACAGAGAAAGATGCCGCTGGAAGCGGCTATTATTATCCAGACAAAACGCTTTATCTTCACCCTGAGCGCAAAAGCGGTGATGTTATTCACGAGTATGGCCACGCATTGGAGATTTCCCTCGACCTGCGGCACAACTCCAAATACATCAGCATCCGAAAATCCGGGATTGATGTTGAAGATTTTTCTAAAATCGTGTATGATGACAGTACCTATACACAAGCGATTTATCTTCTTCAGAACAGCAAATTCATTTCTGAGTATCAGGGACGGCTATATGAATCTCCCACGGATGGAATTTTTAAAGCCAGAACGATGCAGATCAATGAAGATATGCTGAAGGAATATTTCAGTGAAGGGTATCGCGCTTTTTATCAGGAGCCCTCTGCCCTGAAAGAGAAAGACCCGCAGCTCTATCATTTTATCGAGGGATTGAAAGATGACAAAAAGTGAAGTGCTTCTGCTTGATGAACCCTCTGCAATCTGGAACGAAATGCAAAAGAATCCGGCATTGCGAACAGATGGAGATGTCTGGCTGCACATGACCCGCCTGTCAGCCAAGCAAGACCGACAGTGGTCTCGGGAAGCGTATGGCGACCCGGAAGCGTATCTGTATATGGACTTAAACAAAAAGAAGTGAGGTGTCATCATGGAAGATTTTCGTGTCATCTACCGCATTTTGAAGCATTTGCAGCAAAGCATGGACTTTGAGGAGTTCGATTGCGCTGGTTTTACTGCCGAGCGTTTCGGTACGAATCCAAACCGGTTTCAGGCACTTTTGATTCAGCTGCAGAAATCAGGTTACATTGATGGCCTGAACATCGTTCGCTACATTCGACAGCCGGAGCGCATCGAGCCACCCATGGAACCGCATATCACCTTGCAGGGGCTTGAATATCTTCAGGAAAACAGTCTGATGAAAAAGGCCGCCGCATTTGCAAAGGGTGTTAAGGAACTCGTCCCCGGCATCTGACAACCAAATACCGCAAGCGTCTTTGCTCGTTTGAGCAGGGGCGCTTTTTTCATGCCGTTTTCGCTCAGATGGAAGAGCGCCGGTCTCCAAAACCGGATGCCGCAGGTTCGATTCCTGCATACGGTGCCACGCAGAGGGCAGTGCGTACCCTGCCCAAGTCCCATGCGGAACGAGAACCGCGAAATCAAACGGAAGGGACGAGTTCATATTTGATCGCAAGGAAGGAGTTTGTTGCGAGTGAAACGCGAAGATGTAAGCAAGATCATTCCGAATATCACGCCGGAGCAGCTGGACAGCATTATGAACCTGCACGGTGCTGACATCACGGCAAAGGCCAACGAGATCACGACCCTCAAGGCCGAAAAGACCACCCTGACCGAGCAGCTGAACACTGCAAACGGCAAACTGGAGGGCTACGATCCCGAGTGGAAGGCCAAGGCAGAACAGGCCAAGACCGATGCGGCCAGCCAGGTGGCCGCCCTCGAAAAGGGCTATGCGCTGGAACGCAAGGCCGCCGGGCTGAAATTTTCCAGCGAGAGTGCCCGCAAGGCATTTCTGTCCGATGCCAAGGCACAGAACTTCGCCATGAAAGACGGCGAGATTCTGGGTTTTGACGATTACGTCAAGGCTTTCAAGGCCGCAGACCCCAGCGCCATTCTGCCGGACGGCGGCATGGTACAGTTTTCCACCTCCGCACCGGGCGGCAACCGCCAGCCCGCAAACGCACATGAGGCCGCAAATGCTGCATTCCGTGCAGCGTTCGGCCAGAAAGGTTGATTATTATGGCTATTGATGCAATTGCCCGCAATAAGGCTGAGGCCCTGATCCGGGAGCAGCTGGTGAACACCATCCAGCAGGATGTGCCCAAGAGCTCCATCGTGATGCAGCTGGGCACCCGCCTTGCCAACATGACCTCCAACCAGACCAAGATTCCCGTGCTGTCCATGCTGCCTTTGGCATACTGGGTCAACGGCGACACCGGCATGAAAAAGACCAGCAAGCAGGAATGGGACAACGTCTACATGACCGCCGCAGAGCTGGCTGTCATCGTTCCTGTGCCCGAGGCCGTTCTGGCAGATTCCTCCTTTGACATCATGGGCGAGGTACAGCCCCGCGTCCGTGAGGCCATGGGCGCAAAGATCGACAACGCCATCCTGTTTGGCGGTGACCGTCCCACCGAGTGGACGACCGACGTGCTGACCCTTGCCGCAAAGAACAAGGTCACCGGCCCCATCGACTACACCAAGCTGCTGGGCAAGGATGGTCTGTTCTCCAAGGTCGAAGCTGGCGGCTTCGGCGTGGATGCCGTGGTGGGCGACCTGACCGCCAAGGCAGAGCTGCGCGGCCTGCTGGATACCAATGGCCGCCCGCTGTTCCGCTCCGATATGCAGGGTGCAACCACCTACGCGCTGGACGGTGCGCCCATGTACTTCCCCGAGAACGGCGGCTTCGATGCTTCCAAGGCCCAGCTGATCGCAGGCAACTTCAAGAAGCTGGCGTACTCCATCCGTCAGGATGTCACCGTGAAGCTGCTGGATCAGGGCGTGATTCAGGATCCCTCCACCAAGGAGATCGTCTACAATCTGGCCCAGCAGGATATGGTGGCCCTGCGCGTTGTGATGCGTATGGGCTGGGCACTGCCCAACCCCGCCACCCGCATGAACGCAGACCGCTCCAAGGTTCCGTTCGCATTCCTGACCGCTGCGGCTGTCGCAGCATAAGGAGGCCCCCATGCTTTACTGCACCTACGACCAGTACCAGACAGCGGGCGGCACGCTGGACGATGCCGCCTTTGATACGCTGTGTGCCCGGGCTTCCCGGCTCATCGACCGGCACACCTTTGGCCGGGCAGAGTCCCACGCCGGGGCCTGTGCGGGGTGCGCCGCCCTGCTGGCCGATGCCTGCGTCCAGATCGTCGATGCCATGAGCGCCGCACAGAGCGCTTGTGCCGTGCCCGGGGCTTCCAGCGTGTCCAACGATGGCTACTCCGTCACCTTCGCCAGCGGGGCGCTTTCCGAGCGGCTTGCAGCGGAAGCGCAGAGCATCCTCTCCAACGCACTGGGCAGCGACCCCCACGGCCTGCTGTATCGGGGGTGTTTCTGATGCAGTGTAGCGTTACCGTTGTAAACCTCATCCACGACACCGCCACTGAGACCGACCGGCCTGTCTGCCACGTCATCCCGGGGAGCAGCTGGCGGGAGAAGCTGGACACCTCCGGCGGCGACCCCCAGCGGACGGTGCACATCCGGTTGCCCCCTGCGGCGGGCTACCTGCCCTATTTCCAGTGGGAAAAGCTCCCGTCCGGGGAAAAGGCGGCACACTGGACGCTCAAGCGGGGCGGCAAGCTCATCTGCGGCGCTGTCCGTAGCCTGACCGAGGCCGAGTATGCTGCCCTCGAGAAAACACACATCTGCTGCACGGTGGCGGCGGTCTCCGACAACCGGGAACCGCTGCTGACGCATTTTCATGTAGAGGGGAGCTGAAAGGATGAGTGCACCCGTTATTGACCTGAAGCTCAGGTTCCGGCCCGGCTTTCAGGCCGAAATGGACAAGGGCTTTCAGAAGGTCCAGTATGCGTTCTCACAGCAAGTGGCCAAAGCTGTGGACCCTTATGTACCCTTCGACACCGGCACGCTGAAGAACAGCGTCAACCAGGCATCCGACTTCAAAGGCGGCAAGCTGGTCTATAACACCCCGTATGCCCGGCGGCAGTATTACCTGCACACGCAGGGGCAGGGTCTGCATGGGGAGAACCACCTGCGCGGCTCCTACTGGGGCCAGCGGGCCATTGCTGACCACAAAGACGAACTGGTCCAGTTCGCCAAAAACGCTGCCCAAAGAGAGCTGGGAGGTGGAACGTAATGCCCAAAGCGTCCATTACGGCCCTGCGGGACTGGCTCAAGACCTGTCCACTCATCGCCGAGGAGCAGGATGCCACCGGTGCGGCCTTCCGCATTGCCGGGCTGGAAGAGGAAGCCACCGCTTTTTCCATTGAGGACAGCCCCACCGACCCCATTGTGGAGAGTTACATCTCCGGGCGGGATCTGGCGAAGAACTACCTCTTCCTGTCCCGAAGGGAGTTCGGGGAGACCGATGTGCTCACCATTGAGAACAGCGGCTTCTTTGAACAGCTGGCCGACTGGGTAATGGAACAAAATGACTGCGGCATCCTGCCTGATCTGAGCAAATGCGGGCACGGCAAGGAAGCCCAGAGCATTGAGGTCACCTCCACCGGCTACATCGTCACCGACGGCTCCGGAAGCTGCAAAATGCAGATGCAACTCCGGCTCGTCTACTATCAACCCAAACTTTGAAAGGAGACCATCCTATGACTGTTTCCGAAACCCTGGCCGCGCTTAAGACCAAGAAGGGCATCGTGCCCAGCGCGGACTACACCGGCACCGAAAAAGCCGATGACTTCATCTTTGCCATCCAGACCGAAGCCTCCACCCAGACCAAGGAGAGCGACTGGATCGTGTTTGCAGAGCGTGTCAAGGAGCACTCCGGTGCCCTGAACGCTTCCACCGAGGACGTGGCCTATATCCGCGCAGGCACTGTCACCGAGAAGGGCGAGACCCAGCGCACCTTCTCCCTGAACGGCAACCGCTGCGTGGGCGACCCCGCGCAGGATTTCCTGCTCTCCCACAAGATCAAGTTCGGCTCCGGCACTGAGGTGGTTTTCCCTTATATCTACTTCAGCGCAAAGACCGGCAAGGGCGAGAAGGGCGCAGCTGCCTTTATTGTCACTGCCGATGCAAGCGGCTCCGCCAGCAACTCCGCAGGTTTTGCCTGCGATGTGAAGGGTGTTGGCGTTCCGGCTGAGTTCGACTACCTGACCGTAGCCGCAGCAGGCTAACCCGATTTTCAATGATCCATACAGCCCTCGTTCCCGGTGAACGGGGGCCCGTTTTGTAACAGGAGGATTTCCCATGATCATCAACGGCATTGAATTTGATTTTTCCACCCTGAACGCCAACGACGTGGATCGGATGCTGGCTGCGCAGACCCGGCAGCAGGAACGTGCTCGGACGGAGGGCAGCCGCTACACTCCCGAGAGCGATTACCCTGCCTGGCTGCGCTTCCAGTGCCGCATCTTTATGGACTACCTGGACGAGGTTCTGGGCGAGAGCGCTTCCGAAAAACTGGGGCTGGACGGCAACAACTTCAACGCCTGCCTGACGGTCAGCAAGGCCTTTGCCGAAGCCATGGCCGCAGAAAAGGCCAGTGTCAGCGCGCTGATCCACCCCACCGAGGAGCGGGCGCAGGCTTCGGCAGCACAGGCCATCCCTGCCCCCATGAACCGTGAGCAGCGTCGGGCCGCAATCAAGGCACATCCCGCCGTGGTGGATTTCCAGGCGCAGGAAGCGGCAAAGGCCGCCCGCCGTGCCCAGCTGAAGGCAGAGCTTGAGGCACTGGACAATGCATGACCTGCTGACGGACACCCTGCCCACTGAGTGGGAGGGCCGCGCCATTAACTGGGACTTCCGGCCCATGGTCTGGCTGCTGATCCGCACCCGCCGCGTCAAAACCGACGAGGACAGCGCCCGGCTGATTGCATCGGCCATCCCGCTCTTCTTTGTGGAGCCGATCCCGGTGGCGCAATATCCGGAAGCCTTTGCATCTCTGGTGCGTTTCTGCCAGGGCGGAGGCCCCGAGGACGAGGAGCGCACCAGGACTGGCAGCAGCAGCGACCCACAGGACGAGCCTGTGCTGGACTACCGGTGCGATGCCGACTACATCGTGGGGGCCTTTCAGCAGGCCTACGGCATCGACCTGACCACCGACAAGGTGCACTGGTGGCGCTTCAAAGCGCTGCTGCACGCCCTGCCGCCGGAAACTCCGCTGGGCAAGATCGTGGAGATCCGGGGCAAGGACACCTCCGGCATGGACAGAGCCGACCGGGACTACTACGAGACCCTGAAAGAGCGCTTTGCCCTGCCGGATGGGCTGAAGGGGGTGAAGCGGAACGAGACCCTGCAAGAGCACGAGGACGCTTTCCTCGACCGCTTCAACTGATTCCCGCGCCCCGGTGCCCTGCCCCTTCTGCGGCAGAGCGCTGCCCGTGTGGGCTGCTCCCGAAGCCTGCGCCCACGGTTTGTGGGTAAAATGCAAAAACCCCGCATGTAAGCGGGAGATAGAAATCAAGTTATAGCAGCCTGTGCCCCTGTGCCCGCGCTCCGAATGAGAGGTGGACACAGTGGCATTTGATTTTAGCGTTACCGGCAACACCAAGTTGGACACCAGCGGCTTCACGCAGGGTGTCAGCAGCATGACCGTCGCCGCCGGAACGCTGATTGCAGACCTGGTAAAGACGGCCAGCAGCCAGCTGACGAATCTTGCCCAGAGCGCGATCCGGAACGGCTCCGTCTACGAGACATCGCTTGCCAAAGTCGGGACCATCGCCGATCTTGGCAAGCTTTCGATCCAGAAGCTGGGCAGTCAGATCACGGACATGTCCAACACCATGGGTATTGCGGCCACGGATATTGCCGAGGCTACCTACCAGGCCATCAGCGCCGGGCAGGACACGGCCAACGCTGTGGAATTTGCAGGCCAGGCAGCGAAACTGGCAGCCGCCGGTTTTACCTCCACGACCTCTGCCGTGGATATCCTGACCACCGCGCTGAACGCCTACGGCCTGAGCGCTGACCAGGCAGACCACGTTTCAGACGTGCTGCTGACCACGCAGAACCTTGGCAAGACCAGCGTGGACGAGCTTTCGTCCAGCATGGGCCGTGTCATCCCGCTGGCTGCTGCTTACAACGTCAGCGTAGAAAACCTGTCCAGTGGTCTGGCCGTGATGACTGCAAACGGTATCGCCACTGCCGAGGCGACCACTTACACAAAATCCATGCTGAATGAGCTGGGCGACACCGGGTCCAGCGTCGGCAAGATTTTACAGCAGCAGACCGGCAAGAGCTTTGCCCAGCTGAGTGCTGACGGCAAGAGCCTGGGCGATGTGCTGCAAGTGCTGTATGACAGCGTGGGCGATGATGGCACCGCCTTTGCGGGGCTGTGGTCCAGCGTGGAAGCCGGTACCGGTGCTCTTTCGCTGGCATCGGGCGGCGCGGACAAATTCAACGGCGTGCTGGCCCAGATGGTGGACAGCGCCGGAGCAACCGACACCGCCTACCAGACCATGACGGACACCTTCCAGCACAGCATGGAAAGCCTCCAGACAACGGCAGAGAACCTGAGTATTGACCTGTTCGAGGCCATGGAGCCGGGCCTGATGGAAGCCGCCAACTGGGGCACCGATTGCCTGAATACCCTGACGAGCGCTCTGAATGAGAGCGGCCCGGCGGCCATGCTGGACGCAGCCAGCGGAATTCTGGAAGACCTGACCGCAGGTGTTGTTCAGATGATCCCCGGACTGGCATCGGCAGCAACGCAGGTCATCACCAAGCTGGTGCAGTATCTGGCTGACCATCAGGACGAGATCTTCGATGCCGGCATCCAGCTGCTGAAACAGCTCATCATCGGCATCACCGACAACCTGCCCCAGCTCATCACCGCAGCGGCGGAGTTGATTGCCAAGTTCTCTGCCGCACTGATCTCCCATCTGCCAGATCTGCTGAACTGTGGCGCGGCCCTGCTGACCACTCTGGTAGACGGCATCATCCGCAGCATCGAGAACCTGGGCGAAGCCGCCCTCGCCTGCATCGCAAAGCTCACCGGCGTGTGGGACGGCAGTATGGATGAGTGGGGCCACATCGGCGAGAACATCGTCACCGGCCTGCTGAACGGCATCACCGGGATGTGGGACACGCTGGTGTCCACAGTCAAGGGCAAAGTCAACGGCATGGTGAGCACCGTCAAGAACGTGCTGGGCATCCACTCGCCCTCGAAGGTGTTCACCGAGATCGGCGAAAACGTCACGCAGGGCCTTGTCAACGGCATCAACACCGGTGCACCGGTGGCAGAGCAGGCCATCCAGAACATTGCCCAGACCCTCTCCACCAACGGGCCGGATTTTGCTACCGTAGGAGCTACCATCACGGAGCAGTTCCGCACCAAGCTCACCGAGGGGTGGGCGCAGATCCAGGCCGACATCCAGACGGATGCACTGGGGGCCATCGAGGCGCTGGCAACGGCCCTCAAGGATGGCGACCTCGAGCAGCTGGGCCTGTGGGCGGCTTCCTATTTCTGGCAGGCCTGCACCAAGGAGCAGCAAGCGCAGATCCAGAGCGTGGCCATGGGGGCGCTGAACCAGCTCGGTTCCGCCCTCTCCGGCGTGTTTGGGAACCTCGCCAATCTGGCCATGGGCCTGGTGGCGCAGTTCGTGCCCGCCGCAGCCAGCGCAACCACGGGCCAGATTGCCCTGAACACCGCCATGGACGCAAACCCCATCCTCTTCGTCATCTCCCTCATCGGGATGCTGGTGGGGGCTCTGCTGAACTTCTCCGGCAAAAACAAAGAAGTAGCCAACGGCTTCCAGTCCGTCTGGGCGGGTGTCGAGGACTTTATGAGCTACATCTTCGAGGGCCTGATGCGCATCGTGGCGGCGGGCATCGAGGGCTTCGTTGTCCTCATCAACGGCCTGATCTGGATGTACAACAAGGTGGCGTGGCTCTACGGCGGTACGCTCGATTATGTCAGTAACCCCGCCTGGGACTATGCCAACCAAATCGCTGCCGACCGCAAGGCCCGGCAGGAGGCGCGAAAAAAGCAGCAGGAAGCTGCCAATAACCCCAGCAGCTCCGGTTCTTCTGCCTCCTCCCAGAAGGTCATCGAGAGCATGACCGACACCAGCAAGACCACCAATGCCGACGGCAGCACCGTGACCACCAAAGTGCTCACCGAGAAGCTGCAGGATGAGACCGGCAAGATCACCCAGCGGGTGACCAAGACCGTCACCGAGGCGGGTACCAAGCTGGTGGACGGCGTGGAGCGCTCCTACAAGACCGTGACCACCTATGTGGATGGCATCCAGACAAAGGTGGAGCGCAGTTTGGATGACATCGCTAAGACCACCACAGGCACAAAACCTGGCTCCACCACGCCGACAGCCCCCACCCCGGACAAAGACCTGACCGACGCTGTGGAGGCCAACACCGAGGCCCTGCTGGCCGCAAACAGCAAGCTGGCCGAGATGGTGCGGCAGGCCAACACGCTGGTGCTGTCTGACAACATGGCCATCTCTCGCAGCGTGGCCGCTTCCGGCACGGCACAGGTGGCCGCAGCCGCCAACAACTACCACCGGGAGGGCGACACCACGGTCAACCAGTATATCTACTCCAAGGCCCAGACGGCGGCAGACCTCCAGCGGGAAGCCCGCTGGGAAGCCGACCGGGCCAAGGCCCAGAAACGATGAAAGGAGGGCTCCACAATGCCATTCAGAAAAGACCATTTGCAGCTGGTCACGGATGCCGGGGCCACTCTCGACATCGGGTGGGCTTACGGCACGCCCTACTCCCTCGACCCCATCAATGGCGTAGACGTGGACGTGCAGACCGCACAGGGTGTGAACCAGGTGGGCGTGAGCGTGGAGCGCCAGAGCGTGGCCGGGGTGAGCCGTGAGCTCATCATCCACTGCCACAGCTCCCACGGCGATGCGGATGCGGAATTACTGCTGGAAAAGCTGCCCTATTTCACCAGCGGCACAATGTATCTTGTGGATAAATTCTTCTGCCGTTTCGTGCTTTCCAAGACCCCCTACACAAAGAGCATCCACCCCTACCCGGTGCTGGATTTCATGCTCTTCTGCCCGAAACCCTTCTGGTACGACTTGACTGCCCAGAGCTTCTGCATCAACGGCTTTGTGCCCAGCTTCAGGCTACCCATCAATTACAGCACACCCCACCGGTTCGGCGTGCGCACCTCCGTCGGCTGGCTGAACGCGGTCAACCCCGGGGCACTGGCAGTGCCCTTCACGGCCACCCTCAAGAGCGACGGCGCTGTGGTCAACCCCACCGTGCTGAACATCGTCACCGGCCAGAGCATCCGCATCCTGACTACCCTGACCCCCGGGCAGGTCATCGAAATCTACCGCACCACCACCGACAAGCTGGCCGTCAAGCGGACAGAGGACGGCACGGAGGAGAACATCTTCTCCCTGCTGGACGAGGACAGCGACCTGCTGGAGCTGGCCCCGGGAGACAACTTACTCAAGGCCACCGCTGACAGCGGCGAGACCAGCCTGCAGGTGACAGTGCACTTCTATCCCATGGTGAGCGGTATTCTGCCGGAGGTGATCTCGTGACGCTGGACGTTTTGGATGAACTGACCCTCGCCAGGCTGGGCCGTATTGAGGTGTGGGTGAGCCTTTACTGGGACGAGCCCTACAACACCGAGGGCGAGTTCACGCTGGAAGTCAGACCCACCGAGGAGAACCTCGCTCTTCTCCGGGAGGGCCGCTGGCTGCGCCGCAATGACAGCGATGTGCCCATGCGCATCTGCCACCGGAGCAACGAGAATCAGGACAGCAACTTAGTGGTCACCGGCTTCCCGGGGACGTGGATCTTCACCAAGCGGGCCGGTACCAGCATCGTGAAGAACGAGAACGCCGAAGCCGCCATGCGCAGGCTGGTCAGTGCCATGCAGCCGTGGCCCAAGCTGGAGCTGGGGGAGCTGGTAGGCTTCGACACCACCTACACCGCCCAGACCTCCGGCGGCAGCATCATGGACTACCTGATGACCATCGGCGCGGCCTGCGACCTGGGCTTCCGGGTGCGGCTCAGTGGTAAAAACGACCAGAAAAAACTACTGTTCGAGGTCTACCGGCCCACCGCTGACCCAAACAACCGTTTTTCCACCAAGTGGGGCAACCTGCAGCAGGCCGCGTGGGCTTTTGGGGACGGCGACTATGCCAACGTCGCCGTGGTGCAGGGGGCCGGTGAGGGCGAGAACCGGGCCACCGTGACCGTGGGCCTGACCGATGCCACCGGAGCTGACCGGCGGGAGCTCTATGTGGATGCACGGGATGTGCAGCCGGACGAGGAAAAGGGCGAGACCACCAAAAGCCAAGCCTACCTCGAGCGGCTCATGGCCCGGGGCACCAACAAACTGCTGGAACAGCTGCGCACCGGCTCCATTGAGTTGACCATCGATGCCGAGGGGCTCTCCCCTGGTGACGTGGCCTTCTGCACCATCCCGGAGCTGGGCTACAAGGCCACCGTCCGGGTGGCCGATGTCATCACCCAAAGCCAGAGCGACAGCACCACCCGCACCGTGCGGCTGGGTACGCCGGTCTGGCGCAAGCTAAGGAGATGATCTTTTGAGCAAAATCGTTTTATATCCCGCCAACGACTGCGACTTCGATGCCGCAGACGTGGCGGCCTACCTTGCGGGCCTCACCTCGGGTGTGTTTAGCGGAGCTGAGGACTTCCCGGTGACAGCCGCAGGCGGGCTGAAGGTCACCGTGGGGGCGGGCCGTGGCTGGGTGCACCCCAGCCGATTCACCGGCTACTCCATCACCAAGCGGGAGGCCGACACCCTGACCATGCCGCTGGCCGACCCGTCTCTCCCCCGCATCGATCGAATCGTCATGCGCTATGCTGCCGGTGCCAGAGCCGCCAGCCTGCAGGTGCTGCAGGGCACGGCATCCAGCACACCCACGGCCCCGGCCATCTCCCGCACCGAGCTGATCTACGACCTCTGCCTTGCCGAGATCACCCGCCCGGCAGGCTCCACCAGCATCACCACGGGCCAGATCACCGACACCCGGCTGGACGAGGCGCTCTGCGGCATCGTGCGGGACGGTGTGACCGGCATCCCCACCGACGAGCTGCTGGCCGCTGCCCGGGAGCGCATCGCCACGCTGGAGGAGAAAGCCACCACCAGTGCCGCTGCCGCCAAGGACAGCGCGGAAGCAGCCAAGAGCAGCGAGACCAAGTCCGCCGCCAGCGAGAAGAACGCCAAGACCAGTGAGACCGCCGCCAAGCAGGCCCTGCAGGACACGGAGACGGAGCACACCGCCGCCTTGCAGGACATCGCACGGGCCCGCACCACGGCCCTGAACGACGTGGCAGCTTCCACCAAAACGGCCACCGCTGCGGCAAACATTGCCACCCAGCAGGCCACCGCCGCTGCGGGGAGCGCTTCCACCGCCGTCACCAAGGCCGGGGAGGCAGAGAAGAGCAAGACGGCAGCGGCTACCTCTGCTACCAATGCCAAAGCCAGTGAGGAAGCATCCAAGAACTGGGCGGAGGAAGCTAAAAAGGCGGCAAACACCGACACGACCGTCTCCATCGCAGGGGCCCCTGCCGATGCTGCGGCGACCCGGGCGCTGATCAAGGAGATGCTCGCTGCCCAGCGGGAAGAGGACTACAAGAGAGTCAGGTACTGGGCCAGCAACGACCCCACCAGCCCGGCAAGCTTTATCGGCGGCACATGGGAGCGCGTCGAGGGCGAGTTTATCATGGGCGCTTCCAGTGCCTACCCTGTGGGCACCACCGGCGGCAGCGCCACCCACACCCAGACTACTGCCGAAATGCCGAGCCATAGCCATAGTGGCAGTACCGGCAGCGCCGGTTCCCACAGCCACAGTGCATCCACTGACAGCGCAGGCTGGCATAGCCACAGCGGTACGACCAACGGTGCGGGTGAGCATAGCCATAAGGTGAATGCTGAGTATAAGAGTGGAGGCGATGATGGCGAATCGTACCGTATTAGGGACTATGGAGCTTCCTGGGCTAATTATAAATTTACAACCAGTTCTGATGGTTCCCACACCCACAGCTTCAGCACGAACGGCACGGGAAGCCACAGCCATACCGTGAGCATCGGGGACGCTGGCGCTCACTCTCATACCGTGAGCATCGGCAGCACCGGCAGCGGGCAGGCAATGGACATCCTGAACCCTTACTATGCCCTGTACATCTGGGTGCGGGTGGATGATGCCGCATGAAAGGAGCGCACATGAAAATTATTGACGAGACTGGCATTGTGCTGACCACTGAGCCGGATCTGGAAGCGGGCTATCTGGTGGAAGATGTGGAAGTCATTCACCATGATGCCGTAGAGGGCACAGCTCCGCAGTGGCACAGAGAGACCGCAAAGCTGCCGGACGGCTCTCCCGCCATCTACTACCGGGATGGTAAAGAGATTGGCCGGGACATGGTGAAGATCATCGATGTGCCCGGTGTTGACCCTCAGCCCGCCTGGGATGAGGAAGTGCCGGTGATGCGGTACATCCGCTACACCGCCGAAGAGCTGGCTGCACAGGCTGAAGCCAAGAAAAAGGCAGAAGAAGCCGCTGCCGCCGAAGCGAAGAAAAAGGCAGAGCTGGAAACCGTGCCGGGCCGCATGGACGCTCTGGAAGCGGCAAACGACGACCTTGTGCTTATGATGGCCGATTTGATTGGAGGTTAAAATTATGAAAACGCTGAACAACCTGAAACTCCGCATCATGGTGCGGGCATTCCGCATCCGGCTGAACAACGGCGAAGCCTTTGAGGCAATCGCGGCGGATTACCCTGCCCTGACCGCTGACGACCTGGAAGCTATCCACGTCCAGCTGACCGAGAAGGAGGCGCAGAGCAATGGATGACCTGAAGGTGCGCATCACACTGGGTGACACGACCCTGGAGGGCACATTGGACGAGCTGCTCGAGAGCGGAACTTTCAAAATGGAGTATGACCAGGCAGGGCTTAACAAGATCGTGCAGGAAGCTGTTGCCCTACAGAGAGCTGAGTATCAGAAAGACCCGCAGCATTACCATGTGCATACCATGACCATGGACGAGCTACCGCATCATCCCTGCACAGCAAAACCGGGAGCGCATACATTCGGCAGTGAAATGTATGGGATTCGACATTTCAATGCATGGCCAATCTGCAGTGGAAAGCATGTCACGATTTGGCCCAATGATGACACCGGTACGAGTTGGCGAGTTTATGTGGGAGGCACTTTGAATACTGCAAAGGAGGCGCAGAGCAATGCCAAGAACAATACTTGACGTTTCCCGCTGGCAGGGCAGCATTGACTGGGACAAGGTCAAGAAAAGCGGCAAAATCGACGGCGTGATGCTGCGGGTGCTGGGCAGCAAGGGCGGCAAGCCCTACGTTGACCCGGCCTTCGAGCGCAACTATGCCGCGTGCACGGCGCGGGGCATCCCGGTGGGCGGTTACTACTACACCTGTGCGGTCACGCAGCGGCAGACGGAGGAGGAGCTGGCCGCCCTCAAAACAGCTCTCCGGGGCAAAACGTTCCAGCTGCCTCTTGCCATCGATGTGGAGGACCCCCGCCTGCGCTCCCTGGCCCCCGCAAAGCTTTCGGCCCTGGTGGCCGAAGCCGCTGCCCAACTCGAAGCGTGGGGGCTGTATGCAATGGTGTACACCTACACCAATTTCGCGGACACCGCCCTCGACATGGCAGCACTCGCTGCTTACGATCTGTGGATCGCGGACTACCGCGGCAAGCGCCCCACCCGTCGCCACGGCATGTGGCAGTACACAAGCAGCGGCAAGATCCCAGGCGTGAGCGGCCCGGTAGACCTGAGCGTGGCCTACAAGGACTATGCTGCCATCATCCAGCGGGCCGGGCTGGGGCAGGTCAGGGGGTGAGACCGATGTGGCAATGGATCGCCCAATATTGGGCAGAGTGGGCTTTCGGTCTGCTGGGCACCGCCGTCATCGCGGTGGTCATCAAGTACAAGGCTCTGCTGGACGGCGTGCTGGCCATCCTGCATGATCGTATCTATCAGGCGTGTCAGTATTACATCAAGCAGGGCAGCATTGACACTGGTGGACTGAAAAACCTCGAATACCTTTACAAAAGCTATCACGCACTGGGCGGCAACGGCACCGGCACAGAGCTGTACAACCGCGCCAAGGCATTACCCATCAAACAGGAGGACTGACCTATGATGAACCGAAAAATCCCCGCCGCGACCATCGCCCGCACTGTTGTGCTGGCACTGGCCCTCGTCAATCAGCTGCTGAGTGCAGCAGGCAAGCCGGTGCTGCCCATCGACAGCGCCAGCGTGGAGCAGTGGGTGACCGCTGGCCTGACCACCGCTGCCGCCATCTGGGCATGGTGGGAGAATAACTCCTTCACCCCTGAGGCCATCCACGCAGATGAGCTGCTGGATCAGATGCAGGGGAAGATCAAGTAAGATCCAATTACCGTACATAGCAGCAGCCCCGGGGAGCCTGATGGTTCCTCGGGGCTGAGTTTGTGTTTTCGACTTCTTTCGACAAAAGGCGTAGCATGATGGGCGAAAGGATGTGTTAGAATGACTGATACACAATTTGACCACTTGCTGCGCCCTCTGGGGATCATTCGCACAAAGAATGATTATTATACTCTCCGGCAGTGTATGACGCTGATTTGCACCAGGCCTGACCGGTTGCGAGCCTTGCAGAAGGAAGTTTATCTGCCTGTGGCGGAAGCTTCTGGTCATGCTTGGAGGGCTGTGGAGAGCGCTGTTCGCAGGACGGCAAAGCTGGCATGGAAAACTGACCTGGAAAAAGTGCAGGTGTTGGCGGGATACCCGCTGGATCATCGGCCAACGGCGGGACAGTTTTTGGAGATGCTGTATAATGCAGCGGATACTATGTACGAGAAAAAGTAAGATTTGAAAGAAGTATGTAGAAAGAATTGGGGGTGGCGTAAAGGGAAAAATTGTTCGAGTGAGAATGTGTCAGGTGGACCATAAATCCAACGATTTCACGTTAGAAATCGTTGGATTTTTTTGTTTGTGGGCTGACCTCATTTGGTTTTGACCACAATTTTGACCACAATGCCATAAAGAAAGTTTGGAGAACCATTCAAAGAAATGCTCTGAACAAAAACTGAATACGGTTATTTTGACATAGCAACGCTACTTGTATAGAGCGAAGCACTACTTATAAATAGTGGTGTCAGGAATTGAGATTTTGTGATACCCAAAAAGACACCCTCGCTTTTGATAGGAATCTCATGCAGGGATGTCCTTATCTCAACGCGAAGGTGTCTTAATAACGAGGGTCAGATGCCACGGAACGTAAAGGTGAACTCCACAGGCTTGGTCACATCGGGAATATACTCTGGGTGGACATTGGCACCCCAGCTGTCATCGCCGCCAACGCCCATCTGCTCACCCATGGCACGAATCACCGTGTAATGGACCGGGGGCAGCTCGTAGGGGTGCTTGGCACTCTCCATTTCATGGGGAGTGTAGGGCAGCGCAGA